GACACTTGTAAATGCCCGAGCTGCTTTTGAAAAAGCCGTAACTGATGCGGTAGTTGCTGCAGACGCCACAGTGTCAATGATTTATGACAACGTTCGATTTACTACGCCAGGTAAAACCAAAAAGTATGTGGCGATAAAGATTACGTTCAACCAGTCAACTTTGCAAAACCAAGGCGCTGCTACGGACTATTACAGCGGAGTTGTCCAGTGCAACGTGTATGTACCCAAGTCTGCTGGCACGGCAGCACTTGCAGCAGTTAGCGAGTCAGTGATCGATGGTTTAACTTCTGTCAATGCTGCTAACTACACTGACGCTTTTAGTGTTTCTCCAAGAGTTTTAGACGTTACTGGTCCTAGTGCTTTAGAGCTTGAAGACCGTCCTCATTTCCTAGGAATTATTTCTTGCCAATTTACAGCAGTTGTATAGTATATTAGTTGAAACAAGATTGTTTTATGCGAGCCACTGAACTGCTTCGGAACAAATTTGGCATTAGTCAGCTTTACAAGCATGAAGTTAAAGATGGCGACGAAGTGGTGCTTGAGGTTTACTGGCATCCGCTAACTATCGCCGAGCGGGAAGCCATCCAAAAAAAAGCAGGATCTGACGATGCCAACGATTTTGCGTTGGGCATGATGATTGAAAAATCTCTTGACGCAGATGGCAACCGTCTGTTTCAGGATGGCGAAAAAGCTCAGCTTAAAAACGCTGTAGACGCCAGTGTATTGCAGGATATTCAACTTGCCATGCTGTCTTCTGGCTCAGAAAACAAAGTGGAGGAAGCGAAAGCTGATTTGAAAAGCTAATAGCAGCTGGTTTTTCATTTTTTTTCTTGCAAAGGAGCTGGGCACTACAGTGGCTCAGCTCTCTTGCCATTTAACGCAAGAAGAGTTGGTGGGTTGGGCTGCTTTTTTTGAATTAAAAAGTGAACAGGAAGACAAGGCTAGAGATCGTGTGCAAACCAGTCGAGGAGCGCAAACGATGGGAAGGCGGTAAAATAAAGCAATAGGTCTTTGGTTTGGGCTTGTGGCTGATTACGGCGTAAATATTGCGGTTGCGGTCAAAAACAGCCAGGCAGTCACGCAGCTTTCTAATAAACTAAAAGACACTGCAGCAAAAATTGAACATATAAATACTCATTTTAATAGTTTTGCAAACATGACCGGGAAAGTCCTTCCTGGCTCTATTGCTAATTTTAATAAAGCATTAAGTGACGCATCAAGCAATTTAAATAATGCTGCTCTAGGAACAAAGGCGGCAACTGAAGCTGCAAGAGATTACGTTAAAGCTCAAAATGAGGCTAATGCTGCGTTAAAAGAGCAGCAAAATTTGCTTCGAGCTGCTCGACTTGCAGGCGAAACTGTTTCTAAAAAACCATTTGGCCCTATGCCATTTGGACAAAACCCTGGAGATGTTCCTACAAAAGGTCGTCCAGCTTTTGACCCGGTGGAAGGGCGACAACAGGCGATTGCTCGTATGGTAATGCTTGAAACGGCTGCAGACGTAAAAGTTGCAGATGCAAAGCGAAATTTTATTCTTGAACTTGGCCAAATTGAATTAGACCTTGATCGTAAAATTAGAAACAGAGAAATAGACAACATTATAGAACAGGTTAAGCTTGAAAGTAAACTCCAAGATGATCTTTTTAAGTCAGCAATAAAAAAAAGTGAAAAAAGAGCGCAAGCGTTTATGGAAGAGCTTGGGTTTAGAAAGGGTGAAGAATTAAAAGCGATAGCAGAAGTTGATAGAGCAAGAAAAAAAGCAGAAGGCGAGGCAGTAAGACTTACTGGCCAAACCAGTCCAATCGGTGGAGCACTAGGTATTCCAGGCAGTCCTGCTGCTTTGCTTGCAGCTCAAAAAGCTCAAAAATTAAAGTCTGCTCAAAGCAGTGCGCTTATTGGAGGAGCATTTCCATTGTTGTTTGGCCAAGGACTCGCTTCTTCAATAGGTGGCGGACTTGGCGGTTTTGCGGGAGGTCTTATTGGCGGAGAATTTGGGTTTGGATTGTCCTTAATCGGAACGCAAATAGGGTCAATTATTACGCAAGCAAATGAAATGGCAGCTGCGCTTGGAAAAGCGTTTAGGACAGGTGTAGGTGCAGCGCAAGCCTTGGAAGAGGCTATTGGAGAATTAAGCGTTGAAAACAAGGATTATATTAACAATTTAGAAAAATCTGGTCAACTTGGAAAACAACAGCGAGCAATTCTGGAGCAACTTGAGGAAAAACTTGGTAATGGAGCTAAAGCCTTTTTAGAAAGTGCTAAAGCGGCTGACCGAGCAGATAGATCTACTCAGCAATTTATAAAAACACTTCAACGTCTTATTGTTCCTGCGGGAACTGAGTTTGATGTGTTAACTACCGGAAAACCTGTTACTGAGGTTGAAAAAACTCCAGAGTTAACAAAAGCTGCGCAACGAAGAATAGAAGTTTCTAATCAGTCTCTTGAAATTGAAAAATTAATTTCATCAGAACAAGCCCTGCAAGGCACTAAATTATTTAAAAAAATTGCACTAGCAAAACAAGCAACAGCTCAGGCTAAATTTGACCTAGAGCTTACCAAATTGCGAGCAAAAGAGGAGCAAGGAATAATTACTGAAAAAGAATATGAAAATGAATTAGAAATAAAAGCGATTCAGCTAGGAAGAATAATGACAGATATTGAGCGAGAAAAAGCTGAAGCAATTAAAAATTCAGCTGAAGAAGCAAAAAAACTTGTTGACCAGCTTGCTTTAGGAGTTGCGCGGGCACAACAGCCGGGAGTAAGTCTTGCAAAGCAAATACGCAATGAAAACAAATTTTTACAAAATGCTGCTAAATTTGGAGAGAAATCTGCTCGAGATTTGCAGCAAATAACAAGATTAACCATGAGCGGGGCAATGAGTCGCGAAGAAGCAACAAAACTGGTTGCAGAAAATCGAAAACTTAAAGATGCCTTAGACGCAGGCAAGACCTCTGAAGGTAAAGATTTTACTCCGCAACTTAAAAAACGCCTCGGCATTATTGAAGCCCAGATTAAGGCAGAAGAAGAAATTGTTGGGTTAAGCCAGGAAGGAGCTGCTATTATTAGTCGCAAACTTGCATTTGAAAAACGTATTGCTCAAATACGTGAAACTGGAAAAGCAGAACGGCAGAAACTAGCTGATTTGGAAGATATTTCTTTAAGCAAGTCTATTGAAGAAAATGGAATCAAACTTGCAACGCTGCAGTTTGAGCGAGAAATTGCTGTTGCTTTAGAACAGTCAACTAAAGCAAGTGAAAAAACACTTGAACCTGTTCAGAAAAAATTAAACGCATTAAAGGATCGCAATGCGTTTGAGCGTGAATACGGAGAGCTGATTATGAGCGGCTCAACAACCGCTGCTGCCAAACAAGTTATCGAAGCTAAAAAACAGGTTAAAGAAATTGATGAACTTGTTAAAAAACAAATTTTATCAAATCAAATACAAATTAACATTTTAAGAGTTATTGTTGCTCAAGCTATCAATACTGATCATCACGCAGAAGCACAAGAAGCATTAAACGATGCTTTGGAGCGTGAAAAAGAGATTAGAGAAGAAGGCGAAAAAGCCAAGGGCGAGGTTAAAGGCAAAAAAACTCCTGCAGAAAATATTGAAGCAGAAATGAAACGCATTCAAGGCGCTCTTAATGATCTTGTTGATCCTTCAAATCAAGTTATTGCAGCTGCTAATGCTATTGGCGATGCGTTTAGCGAGTCGTTTAAGGGGTTAATTACCGGCAGCATGTCTGCTCAAGAAGCACTTAGAAATTTATTTGCGCGTACTGCAGATCATTTTGCGGACATGGCAGCGCAAATGATTGCTCATACAATCCGGATGAAGATTTTGGGCATTGCGCTTAATTTCTTTGGATCAGCTGCTGGGTCGGCGGCTCAAGGCAGTTTTGCAGGTGTGCCTAATTCAACGTTGGATTCGGTGCTGCCCAGCACAAGCAGCTTGGCGGATGCTGCTGCTTCAACTCCCATAACTCCCTTAAGGCTCAACGCAGAGGGAAGTTATGTTTCTGGCCCAACTGCAACTTTGGTTGGCGAGGGTGGCCAAGGCGAGTACATCATCCCTGAAAGCAAGATGCGTGAAAGCATGGCGCGGTACTCGCGTGGTGCTCGCGGATCTTCTGTCATTCCCGAAACGGGGGCTTCTGGAACGTCAGGAGAAGGAGGCGGTGTAGCCGTTGCCGCACCAATCGATGTTCGGTACACCGTAGAACGCATCAACAGCGTTGATTATGTTACGGCTGATCAGTTCCAGCAAGGCATAAGGCAAGCTGCTGATCAGGGTGCTAAACAGGGTGAACAACAAACGCTTAAGCGGTTGCAGATGAGCAGCAGCACTCGTAAGAGGTTAGGAATG